GTCACCATAGACCCAAGCGTTACCAGAGAAGCTGAGGTTGGCTTCTTTCTCGATATAACCGCCCAATTCCCCTTCTTCAACATTTCCAAAACTGATTAGGGCTTTGATTCTAAATAGTTTGATTCCAAAAATGGTAATCGTGTCATCTAGCAATAATTCAAATTTCTTATTCATCTTATTTCTCCTTTGGTTCGTATTGCATTTTATTCTCCCTCGTGTTATACTTTAGGTAAGTTATTTTTTAGAAGCCTAGTCGCTTCGCCAGTGCCTTGTCCGACTCCATTTCGGCAAGGCTTATTTTTTTAGACCGATAGCGGTTTAGTTGCTTCCATCTCCAGAATTTGCGAAAGCCCTCATAATCTATAAACACTAGCTTGTGCGTCGGATTAAACACATACTGTTCAAACTCTGGATTCTCTCGCATTTCCTTTGCGAATTGCTTTGCTGTGTGGACTGTTAGCCCCTCCCACCGCTGGCATAAGTGCTGGTAATCTCCGTGAGTTGCTATCTCATCTTCATTAGCTGTCCTGTAGACAACCTCCTTTATTTTTGCTTGTGGCATTTCTATCTACCTTTCTTCAAAGATTACCCAGCTTTCTTGGATTGAAAGCTTTTTTGTCACCTCAAGCTTCAAGTCATCACTTCCTCGCCCTTCTTTTAGTAAGAGCGTGATGGTCGCTGGTGAAACTCCGACGACGGTTGCAAGATCCGATCTATTCCAACCCTTTTCTTCCATTCGTTGCTTGACTAGATCAATCCATTTCTTATGTTGTTGACTCATATTCCCTCCTTAATTAAATAGTGACACTTGCTGATTTGCGTTGAAAATTTCATTTTGCAATTCAGTGCTGATAGACCAGCGACGAATGAATGACACCGCATCGTGGAAGTTCTTAGCAGGAATTTCACGACGTCGGACGCCAAAGCGCTTCCTGATTGCGTGATTAATGTCCGAATATGCTTTTCCTCTGATATGGTTGTCACGATATGCGGGAGCTTTCTTTCCTTGCAAGAAACCAACGATTTTCTTATTTACTTCTTCCGTCAGCATATTTTCCTGAACCGCATTGACTCGCATAGTGTCCTCTAAGTTAGCAATGCGATACTCATGATTTTCAATATTATCTAGCATTTTTCGCATTACGTTGATTTCTGATAGCGACTGTTCGTTGCTTGCGCTTTTTCCAATGATTTCGTTTGTCATACGATTTCTCCTTCTAATATTTCTGTTTCTTTGAGCATGCTTCCCATATCATAGGCAAGTCTGCTGATTGCTTTTTGTAACTGTTCGAATTCATTTCTGACTTTGCTGTCAGAGTGTAATATCCGTTGCTCGTCCACATAGACCAGACCGCCCATGTTTACGACCATTTCATTCCCTTTGCGAATGAATGATAATAGACTCTTGTAGCTTCCGATTTTGGCTTGAGCTTCGTTGAGCTGTCCTTGCGACTGCTTGATAGCTTCTGTCAGCTCGTCATACTTAGCGGACTTTTCATCAACTGCCTTGCGTTCTTCGATAAGCTTATTGTATTGCTCCTCGATAAATGCCGCTCGGTTGTGTAAGTCGTCGTATTCACGCTTGAGCTTACTATTCTTTTCTAGCAACGTAGCATTTAGCGACTTAGTGGCATCATAGTCAGCAGGCGTCACTTCTTTCACAACTTCCTTTTCAATCATCTTTGTTGTCTTTGTTTCAAGACTTTTCAATGATTGCTCTGCCAATCGCTCGTTCTTCTCTCGCAAGCTTTCATTTGCGCTTCGTGCAAGCTTGAGTTGGCGCTTGACCTCTTGCAGTTCTCTAACTGTTGGATTGTCGCCTTGCTCAATCCGTTCAATTTGTTCTTGCTTATTTTCCTCTGGTAAGGTTGCGATGAGGTGTAACGCTGTAGTTCCTAAATGTCGTAACGTTTCGACATTTGGTAATTCATTAGCAATCTTCATTGACTTGTAAGCGAAGTCTTTATCAAGTCCAAGTTTTTCATGCCAAGCTCGGAACTCTCCGTGAACTAAGTCATGCTCCTTAACGTGATTAAGACGTCTACCAATTTCCCAAATCGACTGACCAGCAAGTTGCTTGTGATGATTGATTTCAAGCTCAATCTGCGCTAAATTGTCAGATAAGGCCATTTCTTGCATTTGTTTTCTCCCTTCTCTTTTTAAGAAGTTAAAGAAATAGTAAATTATTTTATAAAAACGCTTGACAGTTTTAAATAAATAATTTAAAATGTAGGCATAATTAAAAGCCTTGATAAAACGTTGTATCTATCAATTCACTTGCTCGCCAAAGCTACTTAATTTTTAGATAAGTTTTACAAGTATTTTTACTAAATCTTTAACTTACAAAAACTATTTTAAATTATTTATTTAACTTTGTCAATACTTTTATATAAATAATTTAAATATTTTTTGTCAATCTATGAGAAAGGTTGATAAATCAATGTTCTTAACGTTTGAAAGAATTAAGGAGCTTGCTAAAAAACGAGGATTTTCTTTAAATCAAGTAGAAGAAAAGCTTGGATATAGCAAAAATACGTTATATTCTTTAAAAAGACAAAAGGTTAGTTCCGACCGTCTTCAAGAAATCGCAGACTATTTCGGAGTATCTACTGACTATCTACTAGGTCGAACAGATAACCCAGCTATCGCAGGAGAAAAAGCTCCAGAGCAAGAAATAGAACTAGACGATTTAGACAATCGCATTATGCTATTTGATGGTAAACCTCTATCGGATGACGATAAAAAAGCTATTAAGGGAATTATAGAAGGATACCTTAATAGCAAAAAATAAGTTTTAGGTGAGGGAGATTATGAAGAATGAAAAAGAATTGCTGGAGCAGTATCAAGTATCGCTCCAGACTTTTGAGCCAGACCAATGGTATGGCCGTGGTTTTTATGATGCAGAAACACGGACAATCTACCTAAACAGTTCCTTGTCATATAAAGAACGGCATCAAGTTCTGCTGCATGAACTAGGACACCTTGAGCATATCGGAGCTATCTATCGCAACGCTCCTATACGCTGTGAGAACGAAGCTAATAGATTTATGATTCGTTCCTTAGTAAAAGAAGAGTTGGAATCTTATGATGATCCAACCTCTTTCAATTGGTCTAACTTTGCGCTAAAATATAACTTGAAAACAACCACCGATGAAGTTATGATACAAGACGAGTATCTGAAATTCGCTAGTGACATTTAGGAGGATATTATGAAAAAAGTTGTTTTAGGTTTTATGTCCGTCTTAGCTCTAACTCTAGTAGCTTGTTCAAACGAAGAGAAAACATCTAGTTCTTCTTCTGACGATTGGGAAACAGAGTTATCATCGTCTTCTGAGGAGGAAGTTTCTTCAAGCGAATCAACAGAGGTCTCTTCTAGTAGTTCATCAGAAGAGCCATTTGACCCTGCTACATATTCAGAGGTTGATTTTGGAGCTTGGAATCATGACGATATTGAAAAGGGTAAAAAGCTAACGTTTTCAGGAAAGGTTTTGCAAAACCAAAAGGATGATACTTATTATTTACTACGTGTTGCAATAGGTAGTGACTACGACAAAGTTGTAATGGTAGGTATTCCAACTAGTATATACAAAAAGGTAATTGCCGAAGATGATATCATAACAATACATGGTGTTAATGTTGGGCTTACCGAATATACTACTGTCCAAGGCAACGTTCGTACAATACCGTTATTAAGGGCCGACCATTACGAAGTCGTTTCTTATGGAAATTAAAAAAATCCCCACACTCCCTGCCTGCAAGCTTGAGTGTGAGGAAATCATGTATAAGAAACAACCATTCAAAGGGTCGTTTTCTTGTACTCATTTTACCAAAAATGAGAGGAAAATACAATGTGGATTGAGGAATTACCAAACGGAAAATATAAATTCTTTGAAAGATACAAAGACCCATATACTGAAAAATGGAAAAGAGTTTCTGTGACTTTGGAATCAGGCTCATCACGAGCAAAGAAAGAAGCTCAGAAGCAACTGGATGAAAAAATAGCTGAGAAGTTACAAAGCTTGACTACTACTGATATGCTTTTCGAGGCTGTTCTAGACGATTGGTGGGAACTTCATAAAAAGTCTATCAAACCTTCTACCGAGAAAACAATGGTCTATGCGGTCGATGAAGTGAAAGAAAGTTTTGCACCAGGAATAAAAATAAAAAACATCACCGCTAAATACGCACAACAGTATTTTACAGATTCAGAAGACAATCATATCAAATTAAAAAAGCATAAATCTGTGCTAAGTATGGTATTCAAGTATGCTCAAGATTTAGAGTTGATTGATAGCAATCCTATCCAACGTGTCAGGCTACCAAAAAAAGTCATCACATACGAAACTATGGAACGTATCGAAGATAAGTTTCTTGAGCAAAGCGAATTGAAACGACTCTTAAAAGCTATGAAAGAATACAATCGAGGGTATCATGTTGCCCGTATGGCTGAATTTATGGCTTTAAATGGTTGCCGAGTCGGTGAAGCTGGTGCACTTAAATTTGAAAACTACGATAAAAAAAATCGCACCATCACTATTAATGGCACTTTAGATCCAACACGCAAGGGTTCAGAGGGCGTTAAAACAACTCCCAAAACCTTATCGTCTATCAGAGTGGTTGATTTGACCAACAAAGAGATTGAGATTATAGAAGAATTTATAGAGCTTCACAAGTTAAGAAAGAGTACTAATCCGAACTATAAAGACATGGGTTTTATTTTTGTTTCATCTAGCGGTATTCCTATCCATAAATCAAGCATTGGTAAGTTGATGAAGAATGCCAATGCCACATTAAAGAAACCAATTAACAAACCATTACACCCTCACATTTTACGACACACTCTGATCAGTACACTTGCTGAAAACAATATCCCCTTAAAGGCTATCACACAAAGAGTCGGTCATAAAGACAACGGAAAGACCACGATGGAAATCTATACTCACGTAACCAAGAACATCAAGTCAAAAGTTGTTGATGTCTTAGATAAACTTTACAAATAGCTTGCCCCTTTTTTGCCCCTTTTTAAATAAAAAGAAAAACCGCTAG